TAATGAACGATGAATATCGTTTAAGATGAAGATAACAAAGAAAGATATAGCAAAATTAATGGGGAGAAGTGATGACGATGAAAAGTTAAAACAGTTGTTACAGTATTTATTCTCATTCCAGGAAAACATCGGAGTATTTGGTGATGTTTTCTTTCCTAAAACTTGTACAAATAAGTCTCCAGATTTTCATAAGTATATTTATGAAGAAATGTTTAAACCTGGGAATGGTGCATTAGCAGCTCCAAGAGGTCATGCTAAAAGTTCTGTAGTTGGTATTATATTTTTAATATATTCAATTGTTAATAAATTAGAAGAATATATTGTTTATGTATCACAGAATCATTCTAAAACAGTTCAGTTCTTAGACCCAATTAGAAACGAGTTCAAAGAGAACAAACTATTGAGATTTGTTTACGGTGACTTAACTCCATCAGCTGCACGAGATGATGACGGTAAAGACCGAGAAGATTGTTTTGATTTAAAAGGTTGTAGAGTAGAAGCTGCTTCATTTGAAAAGAATATTAGAGGATTTAAACATAGAAACATTAGACCTACATTAATTATTGGTGATGATATTGAATCAGATGAAAGAGTTTTAAATCCTGAGTTAAGAGTTAAGGATGCTAATAAATTAAATAAAGTAATCATTCCATCATTAGATATTGATGGAAGATTTAAGTTTATTGGAACTATATTACATCATGATTCTTTACTTAGTAATAAAATAAAGAATTGGGGTGGTAAAATATTTAGAGCATGTGATGAAAACTTTGAAAACATTTTATGGCCACAACGATTTACTAAAGAAAAACTTCAAGCAATTAAGAGTTCAAAAACAGGTATCGGTGCAATACCATTCCAACAGGAATATTTAAACAATCCAATAGATAATACTGCTTCACTTATTAAAAGAGAATGGATTGAACAATGCTTTGATGAAACAATAAGTCATGAGGATGTTATGGAAATGGAGTTTACTTATAAAACATTAGGATGTGACTTTGCATTTAGTGATAGAGTAACAGCTGATACTAGTCCATTCATGGGATTAGGTAAAGCTACTAAATTTTATTTTTTATCAACAATTGATGATATTCATAAAGGATTATCTATCAACGAACAAATGACTATAATTAAGGAACAGTTGTACCCAAGATATAACTATGACCAAATTGGATTAGAGGAAAATTCTATTAAAGCAGTTAGTAAAGACATCCAACAATGGAACTTACCTATCACATTGTTCTGGACAGCAGCGAGTGACCCAGCAGCACGATTAAAACCTGGATATGATTGGAGTGAGAAACGTCATACTGTTGGAAAGATTAATCTTATTATGAGATTAGGTACAGCGTTTGAGAATAATCAGTTTGTTATTCCTTATAAAACAGAAAGAGATAAAGCAATTGCAGATAGATTATTAGCAGAATGTACTTCATTCGCTTTAAGTGATGGGAAACTAGTTGAGGCTAGTGTTCATCCGGACATACCAATAGCCTTAGGTTATGCATTAGAATTAATAAATCAGGAGACAGTATACTTTGACTTCGGATAAGATTGAATGTATAAACCCTGTATGCAGGAAAACACCTAAAATAGTTTTTGAGAATAATAAGGAAATTAAATATGTTTGTAAATGTGGATACAGTTGGAGCGTACCAAAAAAATGAATAATATTCACTATTTTCAATGTCCATACTGTACAAAATATGAATGCGGTCATGCTAAAAGAATACCAAAGACTATTGGAAAGTACAGAATAAAAATAGTTGATAGTTATTTACATTTTACTTGTGCAAAATGTGGTAGAGAGTTTAGAGTTGAATATATTGATAAAGTTTATTTATGGTCAAAGATGACAAGAAAACAACGAGAAGAATTTAAACAAGAAAAAGGGAGGAAAAAAATAGATGGCAAAAAAATTTAAAATGGTTGGAAAAGAACTCCATGTTACAATTGATTTAGAGAATGATGTGTTTATTCCAGTAGGAGAAGAAAAAGTAAATATTGGTAAGTATACACAAAAAACAATTCAAAAGATTAAAAGTACTAACATTAAAGACTTAAAAAACTTTATAGAAGTTGAGGCTGGACGAGCTGATAAACAGTTAAAACAGTTAAAAGAACAATATGAAGCTATTAAAGATTTACAAGATATTGATGAGAGTATTATCAAACATTGTAAGCGTGGAATAGAAAAAGGTTCAAAAGCATTCAAGACTTCTATGGTAGCTTTGAATAAACGTATTGTAGATTTAGATCGTAAAAACGGTTTGAAAATGCAGATTGAATACTTACAAAAGCAATATGATGAGATTAACAACGATTTAAAACAACTTAATAAAGTTCTTAAATAATTGATGGTTTTAAAAATATATTTTTTTTATTTAAATTAGTCTTAAACTTAAAATGGGAATATTCAACTACTTTAGAAAAACACAATTGAAAGCATTAACTACTGAACAAGCTAATGATAATGAACAATCTGGATTAACAAGGGTAAGAAAAGATGCTGATATATTTAAAGCTTATATTCCTAACTTTATGTACAAGCCTCCCTTTGGTTTACCTCGTAGAGATAATGTAGTATTGTTTAAGAAGATGGCAAAGAACCCTTATATTTTTTCTGTAATTAAAACTTTGTGTGATGAGGCTACAACCAATCCATGGGAAGTTAGAGTTAAAGAAGAATTTCAAGAAGACGGAGATAAGCACGATGATAAAGTTAAAGAAATCACCAAATTTCTAAAAAACCCAAATGGAAATGATGAATCTTTTCAACATATTTTAAGACAATTACTAACTGATTTATTGGAAACTGACTCCGCCGTTCTTGTTAAAGTATTTAATGCAATGGGAGAAATGAAACAGATTTTTAGTAGAGACGGTTCACTATTTTTAAAGAATACAGATATTTATGGTTATTTAGGAAACCGTGCAGACTTTGTAATGCCTTTACCTGATGGGTTTAATGGTGTTGGAATGGATTTAGGTGGAACACCAACTGTTTCACAACAACAAATAATGAAACAATATTCATTATTGTATAAAGAACAAGCTGCTTACTTTCAATATGGTTGGACTGCTGGCTCTATGCCAATTCCTTTCGGTAAACGTGAAATAATATACATGATGCAAATGCCTCGTTCAGATTCAATCTATGGGACTTCTCCAATTGGTAGACTAGTAGATATTATATTAAACCTTATTTACGGTGCAGAATTTAATTTAGATTTCTACACTAATAACAATATGCCAGATGGAGCAATTCAATTATTGGGTGGAACAAAAGATAGTGTTACATCGTTTAGAGAAAACATGGAATCACAATTCAAATTTACTGATGACTTGGGTAATAAGAGGAAACGGTTCTATAAGCATCCAATTTCAACAAGTGAGGTTAAGTTTACACCATTTACATTTAATGCAAAAGATATGGAAGTATTAGCACAGCAAAAATGGTTTACTAAAATACTATGGATGTGTTTTGGGGTAAATTCAGAAGAGATGGGCTTCTGTTATTCTGCAGATACAAGAGTTTTAACTAATAATGGTTTAAAATATTATGACGAAATAACAAACAAAGATAAAATTGCTACTGTTCTTAATGACAAAACAATTGAATATATTAAACCGTCTAAAATACACACATTTAATGTAATAGATAGAAATTTTCACGAATATAAAAACAAAAATGTTAATTTAATGGTTAGTGATAATCATCGTATGAGATATAGAACAGACAAACTTGATACGTGGAAAATGTTACCATCTAATGAAATAGAATTAAGTCGTGTTAAATTTTTACAGGGTGGGTTGAAGTGGAAAGGAAAAAAGATTGATAAATTTAAAATAAAGAAAATAGAATATAATAATAACAAAGATAAAAATAGAAAACAGTTAACAGAATTTAATATAAAAGATTGGTGTGAATTTATGGGTTATTATTTATCAGAAGGTTCGGTGATTAAAAAAGCATATGATAGAAAACAATTTGCGGTTAGAATATCACAAACAAACCCAGAAGGTGTTAAAATAATGAAACCATTATTAACAAGATTGGGGTTTAGACGTGAAAAAGCTCAATATGTTTTAAATAATAAATCATTGGCTACATATTTATTACAATTTGGTAATTCAAATTCTAAATATGTTTCAAATGAATTAAAGAATTTAGATTATGATAATTTAAAAATATTATTTGATGCTTTGGTGGTTGGTGATGGACATACAGAAAAAACAGGTTCGGTTGTTTATTCTACTTCAAGTAAAAGACTATCAGAAGATGTTTTAGAAATTATGTTAAAATTGGGTTACAGTGCTAAAATAAGAAAGCACGTGTTTGAAAATAAAAATTGGAATGACCATTATTATATTAATGGAAACTTTTCAAACATTGAACCATATGTTAATATAAAAGAACATAGAAAAAATAAAAAATATACAGGTGTTATGTGGTGCCCAAGTGTAAAGAATAGAACATTTATTACTGAATTAAATGGTAAAATTGGCATTCATTATAATACAGAGGACAGCAACAAGTCAACAAGTGAAGTACAAATTAAAAATTTTAAAAGAAAAGCTATTAAACCAATTTTAGATGTTATTGCTTATCACTTTAATACACAATTGTTAACAGAGTTTTATAATAATGCTGAACCTTGTGATGTGCCTGTAGAGTTTG